CTGATTTACCGGGTTGTCATTTCAAATTCATAATCATTGCGAATATGTTGCTTAACGGACAATCTTTCGTTGAAATCATACGTGATAAAACGATTTCCCGGTTGGTTTCCACTTCTTACATAACGATTTAGTAGGAATAGAGGAAAAAGACGGCGAAATTGTTTATAACGTTAGTGAAGATGTGGAAGGTAATGCAGCTAAGATAACCAGTGAAGATATATTGCATTTTAGATATATCACACTAGATGGATATGTTGGCTACAGCCCTTTATATGCGTTAGCACATGAGATTGGTATATCACAAGGCTCCAAGAGTTTCTTGCGTAACTTCTTTGATAATGGTGGTACTTCAACATCTGTGTTGCAATACAAAAAAGGTCAAATTAATGCAGAGCAATTGAGAGATTTGAAACAAAATTTTTCAGAAAGTCAGTTGAAAAACAATGGTGGATTGGTTGCCATTGACGACACGATGGATTTTAAACGATTGCAAATACCTGTTGAAGTTTTGAATTTCTTAAACAGTTATAAGTTCAGCACTTCACAAGTTGCTAAAGCTTTCGGTCTACCAGTATCTAAATTAGGTATTGAAACAGTAAATACATCTATCACACAAGCAAACCTTGAGTATTTGCAAAGTACATTAGACCCAATATTTAAGATGATGATTTCAGAATTAGAAACCAAGATATTTAAGTTTATCGATTCTGGTTATGAATTAGAATTCGATTCATCACGTCTCATTGATATTGACCCAGAACTACAATTGCAACGTATCACAGAATTACATGGTAAAGGAATTATATCTACAGATGAGGCAAGAAGTGTATTTGGTTATCAACCTATTGATCATGGTGACGAGCCACTTGTGGACCTTAACAGAGCGCCACTTTCTACTTTGCAGAACTATCAAGAATCTAAGATAGACAAAGAAGTCGAAAAGAACTCCATTAAAGGGGGTGATGAGTATGACGAACAGTAACGTTGACACTGGACAAGAAGACATGGTCGTGGAAGGTTACGCAATTATCTTTAATTCAACGAGCGATGACTTAGGCGGCTTCAGAGAAATAGTAGCGCCGAATGCCTTAGACGGTGTAGATGTAAGCGATGTGAAATGTTTGATTAATCACGATTTCAGTTATGTTATAGGTCGAACACAAGCAGGAACGCTTGAGTTGCAAGTGGATGAAAAAGGATTGTATTTCAAATGCCACTTACCTAATACATCTTACGCTAGAGATATTTATGAAAATATTAAAGCAGGCAATGTAAACCAGTGTAGTTTCTTCTACACATTACCACCTAATGATTCAACAGCTCGTACATGGCAAAACATAGATAATGAGTACGTTCAAACCATAAATAAAATCGATGAACTTATTGAAGTCAGTATTGTTACAATACCTGCCTACAAAGAAACATCGGTTGAAGTCGGTCAACGTGCAAAAGATTTAAAGAAATTCAAACAGTTGGAACAAATGAAAATAGCGCTAGACATAGAAAGCCTTCGTTTTGAAACGTGAGGCTATTTTTTATGCACAAATTTAATAAGGAGTGATATTGCATGGCCAATTTAGATGAGCGCAAAAAAGAAATCGCTAGTCTGATTTCTAAAGCGCAAGAAGCAGTCGAAAAGGGCGACCTTGAAACTGCGCGTAATTTAAAAGCTGATATTGATGCACAGAAAAAAGAGTTTGAAGAACTCGAACAGCTTTCACAAGAAATTGAAGCATCAGCACCTAAGTTAGAAGAAACGCCACCTCAAAGTGAAGGTGCAGAAGTCGAAGATAACAAAGGTGATGACACTGGAGAAGGGTCAGAAAGTGAACCATCTGACGACAAAGAGGAGAAACCGTCAGACGAAGAAAAACCTGATGATAAACCGAAACCAGATGGTCCATCTGAACCTGAAGAAAAACCAGAAGCACCTGCTATCGAGAAAGTAGAAGAACCTACTGAAGAAGAATTAGAAGAAGAAAAAGACAAAAAGAAAAAAGAAGGAGCGAAACGTTCTATGGCGAAATTAAATCAAAACCCAGAAGAAAGTTTAGAAGTACAAGGCTTTGAACAATACATGAAATCAAAAGGGGCTAAACGTGACAACGTTAAATCAGACGATGTTGGCGTAACTATCCCAGAAGATATTAAATACATTCCTGAAAAAGAAGTTAAAACAGTACAAGATTTATCGGAGTTGGTACAAAAAACATCAGTATCAACTGCAAGTGGTAAATACCCAATCTTAAAACGTGCTAACGCTAAATTCAACACTGTTGCTGAATTAGAGAAAAACCCAGAGTTAGCTCGTCCAGAATTCGAAACGATTACTTGGGAAGTAGACACTTATCGTGGATCTATTCCAATTTCACAAGAAGCATTAGACGATTCAGTTGCTAACTTAACTGCTATTGTGTCTGAAAACATCAACGAACAAAAAATCAATACTTTAAACGAAAGAATCGGAACTGTATTAAAATCATTTAATCCAACAACAGTTTCGAATGTCGACGACTTAAAAGCAATCATCAACGTTAAATTAGATCCTGGTTACGACCGCCAAATCATTTGTACACAAAGTTTCTACCAAAAACTAGATACTTTGAAAGATGGTAACGGTCGTTATTTATTACAAGATAGCATTATTAACACTGCTGGTAATACTGTGTTAGGTATGAACGTAACAGTAGTTCGTGACGACTTATTGGGTGAAAACGGAGACGCATTAGCATTCATCGGTGATGTAAAACGTGGTGTGTTATTTGCAGACCGTACAGACGTATCAGTGCAATGGATTGAAAACGAAATCTACGGTAAATACTTGATGGGTGCTTTCCGTTTCGATGTAAAACAAGCTGATAAAAATGCTGGTTTCTTCGTAACGTTTGAAGATGCAGCAACAGAACCTAGTGGAGATTTAGGGGCATAAGAAAAGTAGGTGACTTCAATGTTTAGATTAGATGACGTTGAATCAATTAAACGGGCAATACGTGTGGACCATGATTTTGACGATGACTTAATTATGGAAGTTTATTTGCCTGGAGCGATTAACGAAGTGAAAACAGCTGTTTCGTTAAATGATGAGGATGAAGAATTTTATAATAACAATCCGACATTTAATTTAGCAGTATTGAATATCATCTCACACCATAATGATAATCGTTCAATTACTTCAAACGAACAAAGTTTTGACATACCGGCATCTTCAATGAAGTTAGTACAGACATTGCGTAGCGATCTTGCTAAATGGCGTAGAGATAATATCGAGGTGATAGCCGATGAATCTTAACCAATTAGATTACAGAGTTACGTTTTACGAGAATACTAATGACGGACCAGAAGCTGGTATGAACGAACGGAACGAGTTATATAGTTGTTTTGCTGGATTGTATGAGCCTACACAAAAAGACGTTCAGTTAGGAAACCTAGAACTTAGCAAAAGGTCAGTCACATTAAATATTAGAGATGCACAACCTCAATTTATACCTAATGTAAATCAAGTATTCGAGATACAGAACGGTATGTATGCAGGGTTGTTTTTTAATGTAAAAAATGTGGCACCTGCTAAGTCACCTAACTACGTCAAAGTTGTAGGTGAAGAACAATGACGGTAACAGTTAAAGGTGATAAAGAAATAATCGCTTATTTAGAAAAGAAATACGGTAAATCTGCTACTAAGCGCATAACAGACTTTGCACTAACTAAAGGTGGACAGAAGGTTGTTCAAATAATAAAAAACAACATGAAGTCATTTAAAGATACTGGTGAATCTGTCGAAGAAACGACAGTATCAAAACCTATGACGATAAATGGCGTACGCACAGTGAAAATCCATTGGCGTGGACCTAAACAACGTTATAGGATTATCCACTTAAATGAATATGGTCACTTTGACCGCGCTGGTAAGTGGGTTAATACAGCTGGTAAAGGTGTTATCGAAAACGCTATGCGTGAAGGCAGAGAAACGTATTTTAGAACAGTTAAAGAAGAAATAAGAAGGAGGGTGTAACTTATTGGACGACATCACAATGAAGATATACCAAGCGATTATAGATAACAAAGAAATTATGGAACATGTTCCTAAGAACAATATAAAGTTCTTCGATTATCCCAACGCACAAGAAATCAAAGATGTAGTGATTGTCATAGATCCATTGGACACACCTAAACCTTCTGATTTCGCTGATGACGACAATTTAACTTACGAATACTTTTATCAAATAGATGTATTTGTAAAACAAAAGCAAGGCGTAAATGGACGAGTCCTAACAGATAGGCTCGTTTTTTTATTGCAAAGAATGATGTGGGAAGTATTGGGATTTGGCGAAGCATCTTCCATGAAACCCGAATATATCAAGGAGTTCAATATCTACCGACAAGCTAAACGGTTTGAAGGTAAACAATATTTTAATTTATAGGAGTGTTTTAATATGGCAGAGAAAAACTACCGTTCATTTACAGGTTTAACAGAGTTTTATTACAAAGTTCATGGTGAAGATGTACAAGTTGTTACAGACCCAGAACGTATTAAATATTTACAAGAAATTTCAGTATCAAAAGACCAAGACATTGAAAAAGCTTACGGTGATAACCAAGTAGCAGAAATGGCTGTTGCTAACGGAACAATCGAAGTAGAAGCAGGTTTCCACAAACTACCTTTAGAGGACAGAGTGGCTTTATTTGGCTTAGAAAAATCAGAAAGCGGCATTGTATCAGTTGGTAACGATACACCTCCATACGTAGCTGTTATGTTCGCTAAAACTATGGAAGATGGTTCTCGTGAATATGTAGGATTACCTAAAGGGTTATTCACATTCCCTGAAGTTGAAGGCAATACGAAAGAAGATGGCGTTGAATTCAGTTCAGATTCTACTACTGCAGAATTCATGCAAGCACCAGTTAAAGGCTTTGAAGAAGAAAAAGCTATGTTAATGGGACATGATTCTAAAGGTACATCTGTTATGAAGGATGCTATTTGGGAAGCTATCTTTGGTGAATCTGCAGAAAGCAGTAATCCAAGTGATGGCACAGCAGAATCAGAATTAGGCGCATAACTTACAGGAGGTTTGATTATGGCTAAGAAAAAATATGAAGTTTTACACAAATTCATCGATTTAGAGGATAAGAACAAAGTATATAACGCTGGTGACACTTATCCTAAACCAGCAAACAAAAAAGTACCACACGATCGCATATTAGACCTTACTACAAGCGATAACAAACGTGGCAAGGTATTAATCAAAGAAATAGAAGAATAGCTAACACGAGGGCTTAAACGCCCTCTTTTTATTTGCAAATAAAAACCAAAATTAAAGGAGAAATTAAATATGGCTAAACGTAATTTCATTAAATTAACTCAAATCGACAAAAAAGGTAACGCAGTAACTGACACAGAGGGCAACGCAAAATACGACACATTCATTACTCCAACTCAAATTCCATTCCGTAAAATATATGATGCTGCAGACTTAATGGACGGTGCATCAGATGAAAATACTTCCGCACAAGAAAACATCGACCAAATGCTAGATATGGTCGTGGACATTTACAATAACCAATTCACTAAAGACGACTTACTAGACAGATTACATGCACCAGATGCAGTTGAAGAATTACAAGGGCAAATCGAATTCATCGCACAAGGACAAATGGACGAAGAAAGAAAAAAGGAACTAGCAAGAATAATTTAAAATCTCTATCTTATAAAGAACATAAAGAAAACATGAAGAAACTCATGCTACAAATGATGAAAGACGGGGGCAAAGATATTAACGATGTTTTAGACATGCCTTTCGCTTTCTTCATGGAGTTAGTTGACGAAAGTAATAAGAAAAACGTCAAGAAAACGGACAGCATGCTAGATGCGTTCATGTAATACATCTCACAAGTAAGGAGGTGGAGTAATGGCAGAAAGAATAAAAGGGTTACAGATTGACCTATCCATGCGTGACATGGGAGTTAGTAAAACACTATCTGGTATTAAGCGTGAGTTTAGGTCTTTGAACTCTAGTTTGAAATTATCTAGTAACAACTTTAAATATGGTGAAAAGAGTGCATCTTCATATAAAACAAGAATGAATGATCTCGACAAATCTATTAAAGTTGGTACATCTAATTTAAACGAACTAGAAAAGCAATATAATCAAGTAGCACAATCACAAGGTGCAAACAGTGCTAAAGCAGTTAGATTGCAAACAGAGTATAACAAGCAAGCTAACGCTATAAATGCTATGCAAGACGAATACGGTCGTCTAAATCAGTATTATAGAGAAAACTTTTCTATGGCTGGACGATTAAGTAATTCATTTAAAAGTATAGGCTCTAGCATGCAAAGTGTAGGTGGCCAAGCTCAAAATATGGGGCGTTCACTAACTAGCAGTATTACTAAACCGGCATTAATTGCTGGTACTGCTATGGCAGGTATTACAGCTAAGCTAGGTTTCGACAGGTTAGTCGGATTAGATAGTGCTAAGGCTAAACTTGAAGGACTAGGCTATTCAACGAAAGAAGTTGGCTCAATCACTGACCAAGTATCGAAAGCTATTGAAGGTGGTATGACCACAATGGCAGAAGGTACTGACGTGGCAGCAGGTGCATTGGCAGCAGGTGTAAAAGAAGGTAAAGATTTAGAAAAATACATCAAGCTAGTTGGTGATGCTGCAGTAGGTAGTAACAGACCAGTGGGCGAAATGGCAATGATATTTAACCGTGTTCAAGGTCAAGGTAAGTTGATGACAGAAGAATTGAATATGGTAGAAGAAGGTATGCCAGGGTTCAGTAACGCAATGGCAAAACATTTAGGCGTTTCTTATGATGCGTTTAGAGAAATGGTTACCAATGGTGAAGTTAGTTCGAAAGAGTTCTTAACTGTAATGGACGACTTCGCAGGTGGTATGGCAAACGCTTATTCTAAATCATGGAAAGGCATGATGCAAAACACTAAAGCCTATATTGGTATGATAGGTGAAAGTTTATTAGGAGGAGTGTTCGAGCAGTCAAAAGACTCACTCCACGAATTTGAGAAGATGTTAAAATCTCCTGGCGCTCAACAATGGGCGAAAGAAACAGGAGAAAAATTAGGTAGCGCCTTTTCTAAACTAGCAAATGGTATTAAAGGTATTATAAACTGGTGGCAAAGTTTAGACGGTTCCACTCAAAAGACATTAGGTGGAATGGTCAAATGGCTAGGTATCACATTAGTAACGATGGGTCCAGTTTTAACGATATTTGGTAAGATGGCTAGCACTATCGGTGGCATGTTTAGTGGAATGTCTAGTTTAATACAATTCTTCATTAGGCATAACGGTGCAGCTAAAGTTTCTGCTGCCTCACAGGCTATATGGAATGGTGTTACTGCTACCGCTCGTGGTATAGCCAACGGATATAGAGCTGCAATGACTGCATTAACCACTTCTCAAACAATACAAGCAATTAAATCGAGAATTGCAGCAACTGCAATGACAATATGGACTGGCGTTACTAAAGCAGCAGCATTAGCTACACGAGGGTTAGGCTTAGCAATAAGATTTATGACTGGTCCAGTAGGAATTGTTATCACTGTGATTACTGCGCTAGCAGGCGCTATCATTTACCTGTGGAAAACGAATAGCACATTCAGAAATGCTGTAATAACTGCATGGAATGCAATTAAAAACGCAGCAATATCTATCTTTGGATTTATCAA